CCTGAGCTACGGTAAACCTAACAACCTCTTCGACTTAGCATGATGGACGAACACAGTGGTCAAGGTGGAACCTACCTCCTCGATCCTGAAACAGGCGTACGCACTTTGATTTCGCGGACGCAATCACCACAACCATCAAAGGAAGCAACCGATGGCACTGCTACTCCGCAAACGCCTGATTCTGATAGAGACGGAGTCGACTTACGGGACTGATCCAACTCCAACAGGAGCGGACGCAGTCCTAGTAAGAGATTTGACTCTGACGCCACAGGCTAGTGACGTTGTTAGTCGCGATTTGATTCGTCCTTATTTGGGCTCATCACCTCAGCTGCTAGCCAATACCAGAGTGGAATGCACTTTTAGTGTTGAGCTTGCTGGTTCTGGTACGGCAGGTACAGCCCCGCAGTACGGCAAAGCACTGAAAGCTTGTGGCTTGGCAGAAACCGTTGTTGCTGGTACTTCAGTCACTTATGACCCTGTTAGTTCTGGGTTCGAATCAGTCACCATCCACTACAACATTGATGGTGTGCGACACAAGATGACTGGCTGTAGAGGCACTGTGGCGATTAGTGCTTCAGTTGGAGAAATCCCAACTCTTGATTTTTCTTTCACTGGCATCTACAACGCTCCTGGTGACAGTGCTTTGCCGACGCCGACCTATGCCAATCAAGCTGACCCCTTGCTTTTCAAAAATGGAAACACTACTAGTTTCCAGTTGCTTTCTTATGCAGGCAGTCTGCAAGATTTCTCGTTTGAGCTTGGGAATGAGATTATCTATCGCGAGTTAATCGGTGCGAGCAAGGAGGTTTTGATCACAAACCGTGAAGCGACAGGATCAGTTTCAATTGAAGCAGTGTTGTTGGCAGCGAAAGATTTTTTCGCATCAGCTGTTGACGATGATGCAGCGCTTGGCAACTTGCAGTTTACTCACGGCACTAGCGCAGGAAACATTGTTCAATTCACTTCTAGCAAAGTGGATATTGGTGATGTTTCGTATGGTGATTCTGACGGCATTGCAATGCTGGAGATTCCTTACACTTGTGTCCCCGACTCGGCTGCGAATACTGAGTTTGACCTAATTTACACGTAAACTGGATTGAGCAGCGCAAAAGAGGAGCCTTTGCGGGCTCCCTTTTTTTTGTGTATGCTGAGCCAGCTTATGCCTTTATGTAATGGCTTTTGTTCGCAAGAAAGTAAAAACCTTCAAATGGCCTGTCAAAGTAGAGGAGCCTAGCAGCACCAATTCAGGTCAATTTGAGCAGTCAGAGTTTATTGCAACTTTTAAAAGGATCAAAGCCTCAGATTTAAAAGGAGTTGAGAGTCAAGAGGGAACGGACATATTGAAGCAGGTGCTTGTGGGATGGGAAGGAATAAATGATGAGGATGGTAAAGCCATTGAATTTTCAGAAGAAGAGCTAGAAAACTTGTCAGACGATATTGACTGGCTGAAATCTGTCTTGGCGGCTTACACGACAACTTACGCAGAGGTGCAATCGGGAAACTAAAACAGGCAGCTGTTTACTGGGCTAGCGGCGGCAAAGTCATAGAAGATAAAACCAATGACGATGCTGCTGCTTTTGGAATTAAGCTGCCCTGCAAAAAGGAAGAAAAATCACAAGACTTTGAGGTCTGGGAAGAAAATTGGGAAACAGTCATGATGTTTCTACGGATGCAAACCCAGTGGACTGTGAGTATGGCTGGATACGTTGGTTTGAAATATGAGGTGTTAGTGGTTTCCGGGGGGCTTTTTGACCTTTATGATGTGGAGAACCGCCGTGAGGTGCTGGAGGGTCTTCAAGTCATGGAGTCTGCAGCGCTAAGCGAATTGCACAAGAAGCAAAATGGCTAAAACTGTTGGTGAACTTCTTGTTCAACTAGAGGTCGACGGCATAGAGGGCGTAAAGCAGTTGAAAAGCTCGCTACGCGGGCTTTCGAATGCTTCTAACGCAAGCGATAAGCAGTTAGTACGGCTAGCTCAAAGTATCAAGCAGTTTGGGAATCAGGGCAAAAGGAGCAGAGAGGTCATAGCTGGTCAGGTTGATGCATTAAAAAAGTTACGAACACAGGCGAACTTGGGCGGAGATGCTTTCAACAGGCTAACTAAAGATGTTGTTAATTATGAAAAGAGACTTGCAGCGGCTGACCTTCAGATAGACAAAACAACAGCAAAATTTAAAACATTAAATCAAGTCACAAATCAAATTCCAGCGAGAAGGCCAGACGCATTTGCCGGGCAAATTGGAGCACTAAATCAAGAGCTTGGCAATTTAAAAGTCACAAGCAATGAGTATTTAAATCTTCTTCGTCAAATTCAGGAGAGGAGTCAAGCTTTTTCTAGGGCTCAAGCTCGTCAAGCTGTCATAGGCAGGGCTCAAACAGCAGCAACAGGAGTAATTGATCCAAGAGTTGGTCAAATCGTAGTTAATACAGAGCTACCTAAAACCACAGCTGCTCTGTCGTTAAGAATATCGGAGCTGAAGGAAAACCTTCAGAATTTAGATTTTACAAGCAACGAATACAGGGACACGCAAAGAGAAGTTCTTGCAATTGAAAAGCAGCTTACAGACATTGGCAAGAAACGTGTTGAAGCAATCAAAGGTGTAACGGCTCAGCAACGTCGAGCAGAGCAGCTTGCTGAGAGATCTAGGGGTCGCAAACAGCGTTTAATTGCAGGTCAAACTGCCACAAATGCTGAGTTCAACGCTGCGCTAGGTGCGCACATGGCTGCACCTGTTATGCCTGTGCAGAGACCAAGTGATTTATATAAATCAATCGGTCAAATCTCCGCTGCTGCTATGGCAAGAGATGTTGAGATGATGGGCAATAGTTACAGGAAAGTTGCGGCAGATATTCAAATTGCAGCTAGGGCTGGTGGGAAAAATATTTTGAGTCTTCAGCGACAGAGATCTGCATTTGAGAGTTTAAGAAGCGTTCTTGATCCAACAAGTCGTCAATTCAGAAATGTCACAAAAGAAGTTGAACGTCTTGACAAGCGCTTAGATCGCTTAAATAGACCCAAAAAATTTAGCAAAAAAAATCTTCTTCAAGGTGCAGGAGCTGTTGCTTCCTCTGCAATTTTTGGTGGACCATTAGGTGCTCTTGGATCAATAGGAGGTTTCTTAGTTGGAGGCCCAGGAGGAGCTGCGCTTGGAGGAGGATTAGGAGCATCAGCAAACGCTTTGCTTGATTATGGTCGTCAGATAGCAGAAATAAATACACAATTAAATCTTTCAAAGCAAACTTTAGCCGTTGCAGCAAATGGACAGGAGGAATATAACAAACTTCTTGCTATCGCTAGAAATATTAGTCGTGATTACGCAGTAAGTTTAAAAGAAACAATTGGAGGCTTTGCTCAAGTTGCTGTTGCCGCTAGAGCTAACAATTTAACTCTCAAAGAGACAGAGACTATTTTTAGAGGACTTGTCGCTTCAGGTATTGCATTTGGCAAATCTCAGCAAGATATCGATGCAATTGTAAGGGCAACAGTTCAGGTGCTATCTAAAGGAAAATTAAGCGCAGAGGAGCTTTCAGGGCAAATCGGCGAGCGCCTTCCTGGTGCCGTAGCAAAGTTTGCATCGGCAACAGGACGCACGCTGCCTCAGCTGGCTAAAGACTTAAAGGATGGTACGGTTCAAATCTCTGACTTTGTCGACTTCTCAAAAGAACAATTGTTCGATTACGATAAAGTTGCCAAACTAATAGCAGACGGTCCAGAAAAAGCTGGCGCTCGCTTGAAATTATCTTTAGAACAAACTGCAGAAAATTATGGCGGCTTTTTCCAAAGAGTAGGAGCCTTTTTCCAGGACTTCGGAACTGACTTGCTCACTTTTTTCAATAACAATCAAGAAACTATTCAGAACTTCGTGATTGATACGGTGATCGCCTTTAAGAGATTAGCCAATGAAATAAAGTTTGTATTTGAAAAAATCAAGGGAACTATTTTATTCTTAAAACCAATGCTGGATGCTTTCAATCTAGGGGTTAAAACTATTAATACGGGCTTTAGGCGGCAACAGGCGCTAGATGTTGCTGGTTTTGATGATAAAAAAGCCAGGGACGATGCTGCAGAATTTGCAAAGAAAAATATAGTCACTGGCAGCGAAGTATATCAACCTCTCGAGTTTAATAGAATTTTTAGGCAAAAGTTTAATGAAATTAAGGGCGACTTTGTTCGCAGAGGAGAAACGATGTTGAATGAGCAGGCTGGTGATACTGTTGAAGGAAGAGAAGAGCTATCGAAGAAATTTTTTGGAGATTTTATTCCATATACGTTTGGTACTTTCCCACCGAGAGGCACCGAAAATGATGGAGATGGGACTGAAGGTGACACACCGCCTGGAACTAAACAAAATAAAAACAAATCGCTAATAGCGAGATCAAAAGAGTTACTGCGAATTCAAATAGCAAGCTTGAATGTAGCTGGGGCTCAAAATGAAACAGAAAAACTTCTAAGCCAGCAGCTCAATAATAGAGTCAAGTTGAAGGAGCAGTTCAATAAATTGCTTGCAGACGCTCGAGGCGAAGAGGCTGAAAACTTAATTAGAGAAAATCAAGAACAAGCGCTAGAAGCACAGAAACAAACTCAAAAACGAATACTAGACCAGCAAAATCAACTAGTAATAGACAAAGCTCTCAAAGGAGTAAACGATATAGTCGCGAAAAACAAAGAGAAACTCGAGACTGATAAGGAATACAAACGCTTACTTATGGAAGGCGTTGAGCCTTCTCAAGCGAGGCAGATCATTGCTTTAACAAAACAATTAAAGCTGGAAGATGAAATATTGAAAACAAAGATTGCACAATTAAAGGAAGACCTTGCAAACCCTAACTTGTCCTCAGCAGATAGACAAAATATTCAAGGCAGG